CCTGAACAGAAACATTGGATAAAGGCGCGTGGAGAGCTGTCTGGCGGGGTCTGGGTGATCTGCCGGGTGCAGAATGATATTTTCTTATTCAACCATGTGGCATGCAGGATCCTCTGTGAGGGCGCACCTCAGGAGGATTGGTTCTTTGTGTGTGACGCGCACTGGGTGAACAGGGTCAACTTTGATGAACTGTATGAAATTTTATGTGAGGGGTAAAAATGTCTTGTATTTTTATGAAAAATATATTATGATTGATTATCAGCTTGAGCTCTGACTGACTGACGGTGGCTCGCTGTTCAAATATAATCGCTCTTTCCACATACGAAATATGGTGGCTCACGGTTTTTTGGGTGGGTCTAACCGTTTGACATTCTTAAGGATATTAACAATATTAAGGATATTAGCCAAATATTAACCGGCTAATATCCTTTTTCTGTTTGTAGAACGGNAGGTTAGACTGGGTTTTTTGATTTTTATTATATATATGTAGTTTGAAAATGGAAGGAAAAATTTTTTAGACGGCTTGAGAAGGTTAATAGACCTAATAGGCTTAATATTATCTTCAGAAACTACATATATATAAGCAGTTTAGACAATATTAAGCTAAACAGGGGTGAATCTTGTAACTTACCGATAAAAGGTAAATTAGGATATTAAGGATATTAAGCTGGGGTTAAATATATAAGATTATTAGGGAATTTGAACTGGTGTAAGTAAAGGCTTGATTTTATTAGGGAATATTTATTTTATTGGCTTTTCTAAAGAAATTCATTATAATACCCATGTAATCAATATATTTTGTCAAACTACTTTAGGACTCGAAGGTTTGAAATATGAGACCAATAGGATCCCCTAAATTTGGTGGCAGAGCCCCTGGCACAAAGAATAGGGTCAACTCAAAGATGATCGAGGAAGCTTTGGCCAATTGCCCTGGCTGGAACCCAGTACAATGGCTATTAGACACAGCTCGTACCGGCCACATGCCAACATATGACCCTATCACCGGAGAGCTCACTCACGTCAAGGTAGGTAGTGACATTCGTGTTCGCTGTTGTACAGAAGGTGCCAACTACATGTATCCTAAGATGAAAGCCATCGAAGTTACCAACGGGGACGCAGAATCCCCAACAGCCACCTCCCGGGTTGAGATTGTCATCATGGATGCCTCAAAATGAGTGTTGTTCAAGTCAAGCTAAATAAACCCCAAGCCGAATTCATTTCGATGCCCCAGAAGTTTAAGGCGTTCGTTGCAGGGTTTGGTTCAGGTAAGACTTGGGTTGGCTGCTCAGGTCTTGCCAAGCACTTCATGGAGTATCCTAGAATCAACGCTGGGTATTTTGCGCCAACCTTTCCCCACATCCGTGACATCTTCTACCCGACAATAGAAGAAGCCCTCTACCCTTGGGGTCTCGATGTTGATATAAACGAGTCTAACAAAGAGGTTCATGTCTATTCCGGCGAAGATTACAGAGGCACAATTATCTGCCGCAGTATGGATCGCCCTGAGAGNATCATCGGTTTTAAGATTGGTCATGCGCTAATTGATGAGATCGACATTCTCAAGAAGCAGAAGGCGCTGCTCGCATGGCGCAAGATTATTGCTCGGATGCGTTACATGATTGACGGTCTCAGGAACGGTATTGACGTAACGACAACGCCTGAAGGGTTCAATTTCGTTTACACCCAGTTTGTTGATGAGGTGCGGAAGAATCCTGAGATTGCAGGCATGTATGGTTTGATCCAAGCATCGACATATGACAATGCAGCAAACCTTCCGCCTGATTACATCCCTTCACTTCTCAATTCATACCCTGCACAACTGATCGAAGCATACATTCACGGTCAGTTCGTCAACCTCAAGACTGGTACAGTTTATTCTTCCTATGAGAGAGCCAAGAATCTTTCATCTGCGACAGTTTCTAAGGCCGACCCCATACTTCATATAGGGATGGATTTCAACGTCGGGAAAATGGCTGCAATCGTCCATGTAGTTCGTGAAAACAGACCGCATGCTGTTGATGAGATAGTCAACGCCTTCGACACACCTGATATGATCCGTCGGATCAAAGAACGGTTCTGGGAATATTCCCAAGAACATGGCAGGTACATTCCAACTAAGCAGATTATCATCTACCCCGACTCCTCCGGTGACAGTAGGCGATCTGTCAACGCCTCTGAGACTGACATACAACTACTCAAGGAAGCAGGCTTTAAGGTGAAGGTTCCTAACCAGAACCCCCCTGTCAAGGATCGCGTGAATAGCATGAACGCGATGTTCTGCAACTCGACTGGTGAGCGGCGGTATTTTGTCAATCCTGAAACTTGCCCTACTTATTGTGATTGCCTTGAACAACAAGCATGGGACGAACGTGGAGAACCTGATAAGACAACAGACCATGATCACCCGGTTGATGCTGCTGGTTACTTCATACATTCGATGTTCCCTATCAACCGCCGCACGGCGACTTCGCAGGAGGTACTGCTCTAATGGGATGCAAGAAAAAAGGTAAAGGCGGCAAGAAATGACAAACGAGACTATCAACACCCCTTGCAAGAGCTACACTGACCAGAGCCAATACTGGCCAGTCTGTCGCTCGCTCATGGGTGGTACTCCTGCTATGCGGAAAGCTGGCAAGTTGTACCTTCCCCAAGAACCTGCTGAGACCGACACCGCTTATCTGAACCGGCTGAACCGCTCAACCCTTTACAATGGGTTCGCGAAAGCGGTGCACGCTATCGCAGGCAAAGTCTTAGAGAATGGCGTCAAAGTAGAGGATGGCACTCCTGAACCAATAAAAGATATCCTAGAATATGTTGATGAGTCTGGCAGGGATGTTGAAAGATTCCTTCATGACGTAGTTGTTGATGCCATAGAGATCGGCAGAAGCCACGTCCTTGTTGACTATCCACCAAGGCCTGAAGGGTTGGGTTTATCGCAAGCAGAAGAACAGGCCGCCGGCCTACGACCATACTGGGTACACGTCAAAGCTGAAGACCTGATATGGTGGAAGCTAAGTAAAGGTAAGTTGACCGAGATTCGCATTCGTGAATTGGCTGAAGATGGGGAAACCTTACAGGTGCGGGTGATTACCCCCACTACTTTTCAACTATATCAACAAGTAGGCCAAACGAAGGATTGGGAAGTTGTTGCCGAAGGTGTTAATACCCTCGGCGAAATTTCGCTGGCGACATTCTACACCAGACGCGTCGCTGAGATGGTTTCCAGACCACCCCTGGAGGATCTCGCGTATAAGAATGTGGAGCATTGGCAATCGTCCAGTGACCAACGGCACATCCTCCATATTGCTCGCGTACCTATTCTGTTTGGTACTGGGTTTGACGAAGAGAGTCAGGTGGTGATTGGTCCTAACCAACTGGTCAAAGCCCCACAAGGCTCAGAATTGAAGTATGTCGAGCATTCAGGAGAAGCAATTAAGGTTGGTCAGGATGATATCCAACGCATCGAAGAGCAGATGGCGATCCTAGCTATGGAGCCCGTTCTTCAATCCCGAACTGGTACCCAGACAGCAACTGCCCGCGCCATTGATAGTGCCGAAGCACAAGCAGCCCTCAAACTTGTTGCTTCTGACATTGAAGATGCTGCCGATTTGTGCCTCGTTTACACCGCCATGTGGCTTGGTATTCCGAAAGAGCGAGCCGGTGGCGTTNAAATTGAGTGTGATTTCAGTCTATTGTCACAGGACAACGCAGGGCTTGTGGAGTTAGGTAAAGCAAGGGCTTTGGGTGATATCAGCCGTGAGGGGTACCTCAAAGAGTTCAAGCGTCGTGGTATCCTGTCTGAAGAGTTTGATCTTGAAGAAGACAAAGCTCTGGTTGATGCTGAAGGCCCGTCTTTGGGAGAGATGAACATCAATCCGCCCCAAGAACAGGAAGCTGAATGACATCCGTCAACCAAAACTTGCTGGACAATGCGATCGGTCATTCCATCGATCTGACCAGATACTCGAACACAGTGGTCCGTGATATCCTCTCAATACTCAACGAAGCCGACAAAGAGTTGGTCGCAAGAATCCAGGCTCGACAAATCGACAACTGGACGACAAAGCGATTGAATGCTGTTTTGGCGGATGTGAGGTCTGTGATATCTCAAAGGTTACAACGCTGCCCGCGGCGAAATGATTAAGCAGATGTTGGAAATTTTCCGGTAATGAAGCAGGTGCTGCTGCAAAATCATTGCTTAGTTCCCAAATGTCAAAGTTACGAATGGGATGCGATGAAAAAATACGTCGGTACACAGTCAAGTATTATCAATAAATTCTTTCGAGGACTCAATCCAGAATTAACTGAATCCCAGAAGCTAACCAGAGATGAACTTCTAGGATTGGTAAACAGAAGTATCACAACTGAGCCGTTGACTGTGTACCGTGGGCTTCGTACCGAGGTATACAAAAATGTCAAAGCTGGCGACATTCTAAAAGAACAAGGATTTCTTTCTTCGTCATTAGATAAAGATGTCGCTCAATTTTCATTTGAGGGTAGTAAGGGTCAACTAATTGAACTGAAATTGCCAAAAGGCTCAAGAGCTTTTAATGTGACACCTTTTGAGCCCGCTGAAAAAGAATTTATACTTGCCCCAGGTCACGAATTCAGAGTTGACTCTGTTGACGGCAATAATATCAAAGCAACAGTTGTGTTATTGGACCCGCCCACCAATCCAATATTCGTGTCGTTACTCCCAACCGCCGAACAACTAGCCGCAATCGTTGCCACCGAGCCAATTGTCGTTGGCGAAGGTCAAGTCGCTCTCCTTGAAGAGATATTTCAAGGTCTTGCTGCTAACAAAGAAAAGACCATACGGCAAGCTATCCGCCTTGGGATGGTGGAGGGTGAAACAATTGATCAGATGGTTCGCAGGCTCATTGGTACCAAGGCTGCACGGTTTACTGATGGCATAATTGAAAAGGATCGGCGTGGTGCTGAGGCGATGGTGAGAACGATAGTCAATAGCACGTCAAACAAAGCCGCAGACGCCACCTACAAGGCGAACGGAGACATCATTAAAGGGTTAGCTTGGACGAGCACCCTTGACAGCCGCACATCACCGATCTGCCAAGCTCGTGACGGCAAAGTATTTCCTGTAGACTCCGGTCCGCGACCCCCTGCCCATGTCAACTGTCGATCCTTCATGGTTCCTGTGCTCAAATCTTGGAAGGAGCTGGGCATTCCTCTTGACGAAATGGATGAAGGTGCTCGAGCAAGCATGGATGGCCTAGTTCCTGAGTCTACTACCTATGGCACATGGCTCAAAAGCAAGGATGAAGCGTTTCAAGAGAAGGTGCTCGGCGTTGAAAGAGCCAAGTTGTTCCGGTCAGGTAAATATGATATCAAAGATTTCGTGAACGCGAAAGGCGAGTATAAAAAATTGTCAGATTTATAAAATAAATGCTTGACTTCTGGGCGTATACCCTATAAACTANCATTATCAGCACTGGTTTACGGAGCCGCGAAGGCACTATTTCTCTAGCTTTAGACAATTAGTGCCTTTTTCTTTGATCGAATTTCCGAGAAGGAAAAATATATAGAATGCGGAGGAAACCGCAATGAAGTTGAAACTGGACGAGA